CAACGTGGTTAGCCTACTTGGTTGTAGGCTAGCCGGTGGCAAATCAGTCAAACTGAGACCACCAGGCACACCAGAATATAACTTGGGATCCTGAGTAAAATACTCAGAATCCAGTGGCTTCTCACGAAACCACGTCAAGCACTTCTGGAGGACCGAGCGGACCTTTTCGTCAAAGGTCATGATGACATCCAACACCCGCGGTAGATCTGCGGAGGTCGGAGAGGCCATCATTTTGCTGGGGCTATAAGGGGAACCATAAAGGTTCTTCCAAATAACCTTAGCTTGGTCCACTAAGGAATCGAGGACCTTCTTATCAACATTCCCAAAGGTTTGTTGAGTAAGTCTCTCCATCTTAAGCAGGTTTGAGCCTGGATAAGAAAAGTTGAGACCTAACGGTAGCGTACAATGTTCGATTTTATCAAACACTGCACGTTGTCGACGAGTAAGAAGGTGCCTAGATCGGTGTCCGAGCTGTCGAGCAATGTCAATAAAATTGTCATTGCTCATCTCACGCCACTTGTATTGCGGCGTAACAGACTCACTGGTAATTACTTTACCAGCAAACTCACATATCCGATGAGAGCTTAAGCTCTTATCGGGTGAGTAAGGACATCCCATAGTCTGGAGTATATCCAGGTAACGATGGTACAATTCGTCATCTAAGATGACGACATCGTCTCCAAGTACGTAGAATTTCTTCTGCCACTTGAAACCTGAAAGACACCAGAGCAACAATCCATGCGATGTAGTAAAAACTGCAAAGCTGGGGTAAAGTCCGAGAGGTTGACCTCTCCGCCAACAAATTGGCCCCACTGGGGACAACCATGTTGAACGTGACAAAGTCTCAAAGAGACGGATGTCAGGTATGTTGCCGAAAATGGCGCGCATCATCTTCACCTGTACTTCTAAAGGGAAGTAATCGGTAGCAGATGATAAGTCCACTGAATGGACAACGCGTCCTTCTCGCAGATGGCCTTGTAGAGTCGAGACAGGTTGTGATTGGTCATGGGTACAATCCCATGGTAGGCGTCGCGCAAGACTGTAAACAGCCTTACCAAAATGCCTCAAAGCAAGTTGGTAAGCAAGGAACGGAGATGCTACGCTTCGTAGCTTACCTCCGGGCTCTTGCAAGAATGCGATTCTACCGCCTAAGACCTGAAGTGGATCTGAAACTACTTCTTCACCTATACCAAAAGGTGTAGTTATAGGATTCAGTACCATCCCTTTGAACACAGGCCCAAAAAGGGTCTGGAATTCATTGGTAAGGCATCTTCCCCAATGCTGTTCTAATAAAAGTTCAGCATCCTTTCGGATATTACTATCCTGAGGAACAGATTTGCCCCTACTTGAGGGCTTTCTCTTTGAGGGAGATCCACGATACAGAAGAAGTGAAACATCTTCTGAACGGTCAACCTTCACTCCATCGAACTTCAGAGAGATACGTTCATAGAACGGATCCATGTCCTTCCCTAGGGAAGGAGGAGCAGCACGAAGTGCTGAGGTGAACTTCTTCACCTGAGATACTGTCGGCTTACTATATTGGAATATAGTATAGCACATCAGAGATTGAACAACCTTCCGGAAGTTCTTATCTGATTTGCTACTGTAGCGGAAGAGTCCGCCCAGAAGCCCGGCCAGATCACCCCTTCGGTTCTTTCGAACCCAAGTAAGAGGGGGTAAAAAGGCCTTCCTCCTGTAGAGATCAACTTTAAGAGATTTTAACCTCTTAATGGTCCACTCTACACCTGAAGCGCGATACCACTTGAGTACGAGGGATGCAAAGCCTCGTTGTAAATCAAGCGGTATGTCGATCACCCGCAAGCGGTCCCGTAGTCCCTGTTCCAATGACATTTCTGTCATAGGGGTACTCCTTCCTTTAAGGATTGCCCATAAGGAACAAGTACGACGAGTACTTGTGGGTCGGACACTGTTCCACCTAAAGAGTGATTTCCAGTGAGGAAACACTTGGTACAACAGGTGGTGTAAGTTGGTTGGCGATCAGATCATAAAGATCTTCTCGACTAACGCCAAAGGCGCTAGAGATAGTACCAATCTCACGAACGAGAGAAGTAACCTCAGAGGATGCTTGCCTGGGTTCTTTACCAGTCAACTCCCCCAAGAGTTTGCGAAACTCATCAGTGAGAGGTGCGATCGCCGTCCGAGCGAGTCTCGAACGGAATTCCAATCCGGTCATAGATTAACTCCTTACACTATTAGTTGGACACCAAGTGTCTACAAAACTGTAGATC